TTGTTAATAATCATAAGTATTTCCTTTCATGTTAAGGTATTAGCGCTGCTTATGCCCGCAAGCATAAGCAACTATTATAGGCTAAATGCCATCAGCATAACGAGCAGAACCAGGATATCTGAACTCAATACCGCTGAGTTTAAATTCCCCAGGCACCTCAAAACCCCTGCCTTTCCTCTGTGGCTCTGTAAACCGAAGAGGCATTGGGATATGGAACACAACCTTATCTATATCCTTATCATAAGCAATCATACGGTCTGTTGCACCAGCTCCAGCTCCAGCCAGTTCCGTCACAGGGATAACATCCGAATCAGCAGACAGATAAGGGCTGTTGGCAATAAGCCACTGGAGGATAGTGGTATCACTGTTATCACTCCTGGGAGTACCAGCAATATAATTCCACTGGCTTGTGGGCAGCAGGAGAGTATTTGGCCTTTCAACTTGAAGGGTGTCCACAAAAATATCACCCATAAAATCATTGATGTCAAAAAGGATCTGAGCAGGAGTTTTATTGACCCATGTTGTACCAGAACCAGGATCAACAACGGTGGCAGCCGTAACATTGGTGTTGTTAATAAAGCCAGGAAGATTGTGGGTGGTATCTCCCACCATGGCCACTCTCTGGGCCAGCTCTTCATATGCCCTTCTGGCAGTATTGGCTTTCAACTGGGTCAGTGGTCGCTGAAGCTGTATTGCCTGTCTCAGCTCTTCATCCGAATATTCATAACCAGTAGCACCCAGCTCAACCGGAACAACAACTTTGTCAGTTCCAATTTCTGCAATAGGAACATTCAGGGATTTGGTGCCAACAAATTCAGCAACAGCAGCACCATCCATAAAAAAATAAGTTACTGACTCTGCCCATTCTCCTGCTTCATTTGATACAGGAATAATCTGGGGGTATGTAATTGCCTTGTATTTCTTTTCATACATCTTAGCTTCAAGATGTGTGAGCTGGGAGAGCAAGAAAGCCAACCCAGTTGCTGCATCCATAACAAACTTTTTCATGTTTCTTCTCCTTTTTAAAAGGTTGATTTAAGCCTGCTATTACAGGCCCAAATTAGTTGTTGTTAAGCAACCGTTGCGGTCGGCGTTCCGATTGTCTGCCAGCTCACTCCATCAAAAACCAGTCTGGCAGAATCACCAACATCATCAAAAGTGATAGTTGTACCAGCTCCCAGAGTAGCAGGTGTAAGGACAGAATTACCACCATCAGCTTTCATCATGATATCCATTTCCTGACCAATAACACCATCAGCCAGAGTCAGAGCCTGAACACCAGAAGTAGAATCAATGATGATCTTGTCCTTTGTTAGAGGGATAGCACCAGATGCCAGGATAATTACAGCACCAGAATCAGCTCCAGTTTTGTTGACCACGATCCAGTTGGTCCCATCAAATCGGAGAGTAACAGCATCTCCTACATCATTAAAGACGATAGCAGTTCCTCCTAAGAGGTTTGCAGGAGTGACTGTAACATCTCCACCATCGACAGACATGATAATAATTTTTTCTTGACCCGCCTGGCCATCAGCTAACGTCATAGCCATAGCACCCGCAGTAGAATCAAGGTATGTTATGGACGTTACCAAGCTCACAGCTCCTGCAGCAGTGAGGGATTCAGAGCTGTCTTTGGCAACAAGGATTCCAGTTCCAGGAGCATTCAGTTTAATTTTTCCAATTCCACCAGCAGCAGTGGTAGTTTCCCAGGTGGCTCCCTGGATAAGATCTGCATTTGCTGTGCTGGCATCTTTCCTGAATCTACCCAGAACATTCAGGGGAGATGCTTCAGCAGTGTGACGAAAATAAACCGGATCACCAGGAACAACTGACTGTTCCGTGTATACCCAGACCTCACCAAAGTCAATGATATTGGCTTCACGATATTGTTCATACAGATGTAGATCACTGGAGTTTTCAGCCCAGGCTGTGGTCATTTCAGTGATACCAAGAAAATCCTGGCCAGTAGCTGTAGGGAGCAGGCATTGATTGTCAGCAGTTCCTCTTACAACAGCCCTGCCAAAAGGGATTCCAGCAGCCAACTCTACAACTTTGGATGTGATATTGATGAGGCTCAGGTTTGCCCTCTGTCCTTCAAACGCAGCGGCATGTTCAGCCGTATATGATGTTTGTACTGGCATAATTATTCAACCTCCATTCCAAGCTGGTCCTTCATGTATCCCTGACGAGCGGAATCACGAGTGACTTTTTTGTCATCTTTCTTCTGAAAATCTCCAGCGAGATTATCCAAAGAGCCTTTTGCCTTTTTGAACTTCTCCACTGCCATATCATAAGCAGCATCAATATAGTCATTGGACTTGCCTTCCAGATTCATCTCTGGAAGCACATGGTCAATAACAGCCGTTTTGATATCCACCGGACAATCATTACACTCAGGCATCTTATCTCCAAGAATGGCCTTTGCATCTGATAGCAGGGTCGCTCGTTCAGAGACCAGGACATTGATATCTTCATCAGATAGCTGCTGTCCCTTCAATGCATCTGCTGTAGCCTCAGCTTTCTCCTTTGCCTTTTCCTCATCTTCTTTTTCTTGCTTAGCTTTTTTCAGCTTCTCTTCCATCTCTTCTTTTTCAGCATCATGGACAGTTTGCATTTTCTGGATTGCTTGGCCCAGCTGCTTGTTTTCGACATCATACTCGATGCCATCAATAGTTATGATCATAGCTTTATCCTCCTTATGATCCAAAGTTAATTTACAAGCTGACCCACAACGACCAGCATCCACAATTGCCATATGGTTCGCTCTTATCTCTGTCTGAACGAACTCATACCCAACCCCATCATATGTTCCTGTTTCCTCCTTTAAAATATTAGAGTAACCAACTGAGACTTCCACCTTGCCATCTTTTATTTTTTTAATCTGGTCCCTATCTGTAATAGTAACCAAACCGGATAATACAGAACCATTTGGAACCACCTCTGATACAGTCCCTTTCTGTAAGTTTTTAACATTATCTACAGTCACCAATTCCGCTGGATGATCATCTGTCACCACCAAATTTTTATAGCTTGCTATACTATCTGGATGAAAGACTTCTTCTGCAGATCTCATAACTCCTATACGTTCCACCAGCCTATCTTTCAGCCCTAATTCAAAACCCATATAATACTGGACACCTACTCTAGCCAATGAGACAGGGGCAGTTAAAAAACCCGTAGTCTTATCCACAGTAACTTTTAAAGGGCTGCTATCACCTAAAATAAGGCCCAGAGCAGCTGTTTTAAGTCCCTTTTCTATTAATTCTTTTTCCATTACTGTACCTCTATTATAGGACTATAGGAGCAGCGACAATTTATGTCTGTAATCCCAGGTTGAATAAATTTACCGCAGGTTTTAGACCATGCTCCTTTTTTAAGTTCGTACTCAACCCCATCTAATTCCTTATGACACTGCCTAACCCGTTCATCATTACTTGTTCTATATATGCCTTTTTTAATCCCAAGGCTTTCTGATCTTCTAAGGGTGATCTGAGAATTAATTGTTTGAACTTCATTCCTTGCTATGGTTTTAATCCGGTTGACAAGCTTGCTATTAGCCCCAGTCTTGGCAGTTATTTCTTTTTGAATAGTAGAATATCTTGCCCCAGATGCCACCCCGTTATTTACAATAGTTTCCACTTGCTTCAAATACTCTTCTGGCAGGGACTTTATAAGGCTGGCATTTTTATTCACACTCAGGGCAACAAAATCCTCCAGCCCTTCAGAAGTAATTACAGAGCCCAAGTCAACCCCTGTAGCTCTGGCAATAGATCTATCAAATTTGGCCTTATTGGACTGCCCTACTTTATTAACCATCTGTTGGGATGTAGTCTTTGAAAAACTAGCAATCGCTGTTCCTGTGAATTTGGCATTTAATCGGTTAAAAATAACTTCTAGCTGGTCCCCTACTCCGTCAGCCACATAGGATGATTCGTTAGCCTTAATATATTCAAGCACTTCTTTCTTAACAGCAGCAATCAGAAGGGCACCAAGCTTGTTCATCTGCCTTCGATATTTGACTTCAATACCTTTCTGACTCTTAATAGGCGCTGCTATTTTTTGTTTAATCTTCTTCATCATCTTCTTCATCTGGCTCTGGTTCCTGACCAGATATGGGTGAGACTGGTTCTGGTTTTAATGCTTCTATTTCAGCACGTAATTCAGCAAGCTCTTTTTCTTCTTCAACCCTATTCTCATCTATAGAGACATAGGTGCCCCTCTCAGCAAGATTTGCCACTACATCTGATGGGTCTATTATATCCTGATCCAAATAAATCTGGTCCCTTTGGGCCAGCTGATAATCCACAGTTGCTTGTTCAGATTCAGTCATTTGTTTGAGCGGTTTAAATTCATATTCAAATTCTTTATTCTGCTGTTCGGATGAAGCCATCACAATGCTATCCATCCAGTCTATAATAGGCCTGAGATCATTCTCTTGAAGGCTCTGGATGAAATCATAATAGTTAAGCATATCAGACTCACCAGTAGCATTTTGACCCGCAGGAGATATCCCCAGCAATCTAGTAACAGGGATGTTAGATGCACCAGCCACCTTTTGAATAAAACGGTCATCTATCTCAGGCAATTTTTCAAATGAATTATTTTTCTTATCGTATTCATCCTCTTTATCAAGAGCAATGCCATTAATTACACCCTTCATTTCATGTGCTAATTTCAATCGCTTAATAACAAGGTCATCGTCTCCCTCTGCTATTAAAGCATTTAAGCCATTTACCCTATACACATCCACGTTAGCTTCAAATACCAGATCAGAAATTGATTGGGAGACTACCTGGCTGTCTGAGATTGGGTCCCAAAGGGCAGTAAATATAGAATTGCCCCAGTAGTTCTGCTGCTCTAATTCCAACAGAGTAGTCATATCACCCTGCACCTTATATAATCGGGTATGATGTATAGGCTGACCAGATCTGGACACAGTATAGAACTCAGGATTGCCAAAATTGCTAGAGAGTATATCCCTTTCAATCTGGCTGGGGTATATATTATATCTATCAAGCACAATAAAATTCTTTAGAGTTCCTGGTCTAATCTGTTCTACAATAAGTGGTTCTTCCTGATCTTGGCCATCTATGATTGCTATAATAACAGCACCACCAAATACCCTAGCCCATTTGGATGCTAAGTTTACAGTACCTTTTACATCAAATTCTTTCATTAAATTTTCAATTTCTTCTTTTTCATCAGCATCTGATATCAGCAAAGTACGCCATTTTCTGGTGGCATCGTCAATTGGGATGTCTACTATTTTTCCTGCCAGCCAGTTATACACATATAGGTTATTGGCTACTGACTGAGTGATCCTAGTACCCATCTGAAATTCATTATAGCCTCTTGGATCTCTACTACCACCAAGACCTTTTAAGACATTTTTGAAACCATCTGACAATATCTTTATCGGATTTTTCATTAATAATCCTCAATTTACCTTAAAACAATATCAACCATTATATCAGCCATTACCAATTTTAACATAATGAAAATAAAAAGGATGCTTTGCACCAGAAGCTGTGACAATTTCAAATATAAGAGTTGCTCTAATATTTATACGAGTACCAATTTCAAATTTTACAGAAACTTTTGTATTATCTGAAATCTGGGGAATATAATCACTATCAATTACATCTGATGTTATATCTATTTCCTCTAATAAAGAATCCCCTGGTACTACTCTATCAAGATAAGCCTTAACTACCACAGAGTTAATTACTGAACTAGAAGGCAGCGCACCACTAAAATTAAAAAGAAAAGGCCCCCACCCATCTGTACAATAACGAATCTCAATATCCTCATGAGAGTTAAAATCCACAATATCTCCTAAGTTGGGTCAGCTACTTCATCATCAAAAGCAGGAATTGTTACAGTCCCACCTGATGTTAGTGTCTGTGTGGTGCAAGTTGTTACCAATAACAGCAAAGACCCAGTACACAGCGCAATGTGAGTTGCATCTCCAGTTGTAGTAATAGGCAAAGTTGCTTGTTGTGCTATAGTAATTTTACGACCACTTGCATCCCCGTTCGCTTTTGTAAAATCACCGCTTGTTAAAGTATGTGCAGAAATTAATGAAGTAGTTATCGCAGCAGCCCTGTCTGCAGGCTCTGATGTGCATATATATATTTCTGTAGCAGTTGCAATAATGTCTAATAATCCATCTAAAACTGTATCATCAACTTTCTTTGCCATTTATTAAATCCTCCTGTGATCCTATAATGAATGTTTTAAAAACATGCTTAATGTTTTGAACTTCTAAAACTATATTTTCAGGTACCAGTTCATCACCCTTCTTTTTCTCTTTCATGCTGTTCTCCTGTTTTAAATTGGTTTTATATTGAATGTAAAGTCTCTGGTTTTTGTATTGAATACAAAAGCTCCAGTTTTTGCTGTAAATTCTGTTAAATATGTTGTTGACGGAATTACTAATAATAAACTATCAAGTGAATGTGCATGTAAAAGATCATTTAAGGCTAAAGAATTAGCCTGAGTTAAACTGACAGTATCAAGACTATGATTATGAAGTAAGTCAGTCACAGCTAAAGTGCTAGCCTGAGTTAAAGTAACTGAGTCTAAACTATGATTATGTAACAAATCTGCTATAATCAAAAGGGATGATAATGATAAAACAATATCATCTAAATTATGATTGTGTAACAAATCATATACAGTTAAGATATTAGCTTGAGTTAAACTGACAGTATCAAGACTATGATTGTGTAACAAATCTGCTATAATCAAAGAATTAGCCTGAGTTAAAGCAAGACCCTCTAAACCATGTATATGCAACAAATCTGCTATAGCTAAAGTGCTAGCCTGAGTTAAACTGACAGTATCAAGACTATGATTATGTAACAAATCTGCTATAATCAAAAGGGATGATAATGATAAAACAATATCATCTAAATTATGATTGTGTAACAAATCAT